ACATCCTTCTTCTGCCAGGCAGATGGATCGTGGCCGGTAAGCAGCCATTGAATTTCCCGAACGTCCTGACCGTGCATGAGCGGTGAGACCAAATGCAATGTCCTCCGCTCACCTTTTCGACGTGCCGCCTTCTGCTCCTCCGTCTCCCCGACTTCCTCGGTCTCGCCGGTAAACAGATCGCCAATGTGGCGCAATTGCTCCTCGTGCTGCATCTCCTGATTCTTCGCGTCAGTCACGATCCCTCCCCGAGCCTCTGAGAGCCCGTCTAAGCGCCTTCGCCCGCCTGGGGTGTCCACAGGTCTGGGGTGACGATCCCGTTCCCGCCTGAGGGCTCCTGTGAGCTTGTGTCGTCTGCATCGTCCTCCTCGGGCTCGTACTTGTTTTTCAATTCCTGGTATCGCTGGGTTATTTCATTCATCTGTGCCATCAACACCGCCATCTGGTGCTTTTGCATTCGGATTTCCGTCGCCTGCTCACCGATGAGCATGAGCAGGTCTTCGCGGTTTGCTTGCAATTCAACCTCCTAGGCAAGTCTGATCGGGGTCACTTGCAGCGAGCGATACTTCACATGAGCCGTGACGCCACCTGTGCAGAAGTATTGCAACTTGACAGTCACCGATCCTGAATTCCTGAGCACGTCCTGAATGTTGACCGTGACATCCCAACTACTCTGCGTGTAGCCGTAGGCCAGCGAGTATGCCGTTCCTCCCATCGCATCGAACGTTCCAGCCCCGGTTGTAAAGATACCGAGACCCATCTGCAATGAGACGGGGTTGCTGTTGGAAAGGGTAGCTCGTCCTGAGATTTGCCAATCTCCGTTTGGAATTGCAACTTGCGGGCCGGTACCCAGGTCAACAAACTGATTGAAAACCGTCCATGTTTCGTCGGTTGCAACGTACACGTCGAGCGGGTTGCCGCCTACGAACTTCCATTTGTACGTCGGCTCCGTTGAGTCATAGCGGAACATCCAGTAGATGCCGCCGGTGGGCCAGACCCAGATCATACCGTCTACGGGAGAGCCGGGTGGGGACGTTCCTACATGCCAATTGAATTTGTTGCCTTCAATTGCCGCAGCCGCAGCGATATCGGCATTGAGAATTGCCCCGTCTTGAATGTGCGAGGAGAGAATTGTTCCGGTTGGAATCTTGGCGGCGACTACCGAGTTGTCGAGCGGGGTGCGCTGATCGGAGAGTCGTGCGTCGTTTCCTGCGACCGCCTGTTGCGCTCCCGAGCCCAGCGTTCTCAGCGAAGGCACGCCTGCCGCGCCGTCCTTGTTTGCGGCTGCTACGTCGGCATCGACAATGACACCAGCCGCAATTTGCAAATTCGTTGCCGTACCTACGATGTCACCGGCAAGCTGGACGACTCCCTTGACCGTCGTGGAGGCATCCGCTACGGCGGAAGGTGCTCCCCATTTCAAACCCGTTGCCTGGGTCGAATCCGCTTGGAGAACCTGCCCGTCCGTTCCCACTTGCAAACGGGTATCGGCCGAGGCAGAGCGGGTGTAAATGTCTCCCTTGGTCGTCAGTGGAGAAGTAAAGGACGAAGGAGCCGACCACGTTGGCACTCCGGAGACAACCGCGAGAACCTGCCCGTTCGATCCTGCCGCAAGCTTGGAAACGGCAATGGCCGCTGCTGCTGCAATGTCGCCATTGACGATGCTGTTAGAAAGCGCGAGCTTGGAATATGCAATTGCCGCGCTCCCCGTGATATCGGCATTGGCAACCTGACCGCTGGGAAGGAAATCCTGCCAGGTCGGAGTTGCGTCCGATCCGGCGTTCTGCTGGACACGAAGCAGGGTCGTGTTGAAAATAATCATTCCCTGCGGCCGAGAGCCCGCTGGAATTGCATCTCGTCCTGCCGTGGAGTAAGACGGCAGTTGGAGCCCGACCTGTGGCCTTTCAATTCCTGAGACGCGAAGGTGGCCGGTGACTTGTGCCTCGCCAACGCCGTAGCGGAGAAGTTGCAGGCCGGTCTCCCCGATGCGGAGCGTTCCTACATCGACCGTCTGGGCGAAGTTGGAAAGATCGGCATAGTGATCCTGAATTGAATTCAGGTCACCAGCATAGAGTCGCCCTGCCGGGGCTACGCCTGTGGCGTCAAAGGTCTTGACTCGTGAAATTCAAATCACCCCTTTCAGAGCGTCCGGAGATTGTAGAGTGTTGACACTTCCTGCGCCGTCAATGCACGATTGAAAAGTGCATATTCGTCAATCGTCCCGTCCAGGAATTCGGGTGTACCTCCTCCACGCTGCCCGAACCAAAGTGGGCTTGCCGTATTTACAATCGTTTGATTTGTAATTGTGGGCGAGAGTGCGGTTCCGTCCAAGTAAAAACGGTTATCTGTCCCATTCTTCGCCCACACGATCATGTGCCAGTTTGTCGTCCCGAGCGCGGTTACCGTGGCAGATGCTACAGAGGCCGTGTCACCTTTTTCAAACCGTATCTGCGTTCCGCCGCCGCCAATCAGGTCGATGTGCGGAGCCCCAGTCCCCTTGTAGAACAAATCCATATCCGGCCCGACACTGGCGAGCTTGACCCAAAGGACAATTGAAAACGCATCCCCAACATCAAGTGAAGCAGAATCGGGAACAGCGACATAACCAGACGATGCACGGGTTAGGCGAACGGCCTTGTTCGGATCGGTGAGCGCCCCGGTTTGATTGAGCGTGAAACCGCCCGTGTACGTACCCGGATTCGTTCCCTTGGAATCGGCCGCAACCGTCCCAGAGGTTTCACCCAAGCGCCAATAAGAGACGAGACCGGACATTCCCAGCAACCGATTTGCATACTCGTAGTTGCGGGTGAGCGTCCATGAAATTCCCGCCGGGGTGAAATGATTGAGTTCCCTCGTAAGCGCGTTCGTATCCGGAGTAATGACCGGCGAGATGTTGACGATGTAGGAGTATGCACCGAGGTTTTCAACGATGTCGTAGTACAGGGACACATCGAGCGGGATCGGCTCGGAATACAAGGTGACCCCTGACGCCGTGAGGCTAATGCCATCCGGGGTGATCTGGGTTGGATCACCCAGAGATTGAATTCCCGCCAGAATCTCCTCAACGACCTTCTGGCGGTTCGTCCGTGTAAACGCTCCTTTGCGGATGCGGAGGAGGAGCCGCTGCTGCCTCTGCGGCAGAGAGAGCCCTGGCAGGTCGGCAGGAATACCGTAGTCCTGCTCGTGCCGGTTGAGCCACGGATTTGAATAGTTGGCGAAGATTTCATTGAACATCGCCTGAATGTCATCCGAGATTCCCTGCATCGGATCGGTGACGACCTTGCGAATCTGGCCGAGGTTGGAATCCTGGTTCTCGGGCCACAGCTTCGGCGGCGACTCGGAGACGAAGATTCGCTCCATGTCCGTGAACGGCTGTTCAGGAGGAATGCCACCAGAGCCAACTTGAAAATGCCGCGCTATCTGTTCGGGCGAAAGTGCATAGGGATAGACTGCAACTTCGTCAATCGAGCCGTTCCAGTTTTCAACTTGCGTACCGTGCGCATCGGCTTGAGACCCGATAGTGGCATATTGGTTTGCAAGCCCGAATGCATTTGTTAGCGGCGTTGTCATGACAAGTACACCGTTCAAATACATCGACAGCAATGACGCGGCACGGGTTACAACGATGTGGTGAGGTTGCCCATCGTTCCAAGGCGTGTCATAGAGAATGATGTCCATGCTGCCGCCGTGAGCTTTGTCCCAATAAACGAACTTGACTCCCGCCTGTCCGTTAGAGCCACGGATGTTGAGCCAGAGCGAGCACACACCCCCTTGCTCGCCCATCGGGGTTTCGGCGTAAATTGCCTTTTCCTGTGCGGCAGTTGTCAGAGAGGTCTTTGCCCATGCCTCAATTGAAAAGTTGGGCAAGTTGCTGATAATTGACTGGCCTCTGCCTCCTAGCCGGATATACCCTCCGGGACTTACACCGTCGAAGACTGGCGCAGTTCCGTCTTGAATTAGCCCCGGCTGCCCTATGGTGATTCCGGGACTGGGAGCGGACGGTGCATTCTTGGCCGCATTGTAATGCGCGGTGATCTGCGCCTGCGACAATTCAATTCCGTAGTAGGCAAACTCATCGAGGTAACCGCTGAAAAACCCCGTCGTGCCGTTCTGGGCTCCAACGTAGACATCTCCCGTACCGTCGCCGTGCGTTCGATTGGTTCCGGCGATGGTTGCAAGAACGGCATCGATGTAGAACTTGCTACTGGCTCCGTTCTTGGTGAAAACAATGTGGTGCCAGTTGGTTGTGTCTGTCGAGGAGAGCGTTGCTGTGGCGACGACGTTGCTCGTTCCAGCCGAATCCCAGACCGTCATCTGCAACGTGTTTGTATTCAGCCAGCGAAGCTCCCACTCCTGACGACCGCCGTTTGTAAACCACTTGGAGGCAAGAACGTAGTTTCCAGTCCCAACCCGCTTAGCCCAGATTTCAATTGAAAAAAGATCGGCAACGTTATATGCACTTCCGCCTGGAATTTTCAAATAGCCGGAAGTTCCGTTGAGCAAGATGGCATCATTGTTATCACCGGCAATAACCCCGTCTTGCGCCTGTGTCGTGCCGCTGCTGCTGTAAAGACTGCTGAGGTAGATGGGAGTGCCGTTTCCGGCCGTGTCCCATCCGCCGGGCAGCCAGTCCAGCGGCTCGGACATGCGGAGCCAATTCAAGGGATGATCGGCTTGAACGATACGCGCGTAGTCGCCGTTTGAATACACACCGTTTCGGAACCCCATCTCATCGACAACGGTGAGCGAGCCCGCAGGCTCATTGAGACGCCAGTAGGCTTTCGGATTGTCGGCAATTACAATGTCGCGGTAAGCCATTAGTTGACCGTGATCGTTCCCGGCACGCGCTTGGACGTGGCCGGGGTCGTTTGATCGGAGCCGGGAAGGGTAACGCTCAAATCCAAGATGCCGGGCAGGCCGAAGACGGCATCGACAATTCCATTCCGCCGCAGCGTACCGCCGACAGGAAGGCCGTTGATGTAGTCTTGAATTGCAGAGACCGCCGCAGGCTGTACGTCGGCCAGGGCGTAGTTCGTGTCGAGCGTAGTTGAAATCGTTACATCCGTCGAGACGGCGGTGAACGTCGTGACGTGGATAGTGATATTGGCAATGTCCTCCGCATTGAGCGCGTCAAGGACATTTTGCACGACATCCGAGCCGGGAATGACGCCGTTCGGCCCTGAAATCCTCACGGTGACGTGACCGGCCGCTGGCGTGCCCATATTGTCGTTTTGAAATACCGTCGCGGTATCGACGCCATCGACAGCCTCGGCCCATGAAATCAAGTCTTCGGCAGAGCCAGAGCCCGGAGCCCTGACGGCAGCAATCAGGCGAGCACGATAGTCCTCGTAATCCTCCGGGCTCGTTCCACCGATGAACGGGGTTGGATTGTAAACGTCAGTGACACCATCGGGAACATCGGCAACCTCGGTAACCGAGTTCGCCTGGACGTTGTAATCCATTCCGAAGTCCTCAGCCTGTGCCGCCAATGAAATTCTCTCGGCCGTGGAAACGAGAAGCGGCAATCCCATTCCGCCCAGATCAACGATGTTGTCGATGGCAGTCGTCGCCGTGTTGTTGGGAATGACGATGACCTTGCCCTGGTCGCCACCGTTTTTCAAGCGGTAGATGTTGCGGCCGATGGTTCCCGGCCCACCGAGCGGGATGTTACTCAAATTCATTTGCGAGTTGACGACGGTGACCGCATTCCCGTCCGCTCCGGGTACGGTCTCACCCTGCGCCGTGTAAAACGAGACCTTGTACTCGTAGGTGCCGTTCAGATTACCCCCTACGCCGCGATCTGCGGCCGTAGGAGCCGTCGGAACGCCTGGGTTGGGCAAATACCCGTCTATCGTCGTTTCAAAGTACAGAGGCTCGATACCGCCGCCGGGGTTATACGATGCCGTCGAGCCGATGGGAATGTAAAGTCCTCCCGTTCCCGCGAAGACCAACGAGCCCTGTGCCTGGTCTCCCTGCTTGAGCGGAATGTCAAACTGCTCCCCGTAACGCTCCAATGCAAGAGCGTTCGCTGTGAGGATGAACATGTCCTCGCTGAGAAGCTGCTGGGCGATGTAGAGGTTTTCCATCAACACGGCAATGACGTTGAGGAGAATTGAAATTACCCCGTCCTCGCCCGTGTACGCATCGGGGATGCGGTCGAGCAAGTTTTCAATCATGGTCGAAACGATATCGTCCCGATTCATGTAAAGCGTGTCGCCTTGAAGCGGACTCATCACACCCCCTTAGAGCGGTACGACGACAACGTATTCCTCCGGATCGGGCTCGGGCAGGTTTACAAGCGTGGTCACATCCGGAACGGTTACATCGACGCCAAGATCGGTTGCTGCCGTGGTCGTGTAGGTGATAACTGCGAGAAGTGCATTCGGATCGGTGTCGGTACGACGAACAGTGACATCTTGAACCTCGATGTCATTCATCGGTGCAAGTCCCTGACGAATGAGGGCAGGAACATCTTGCGCCGCTTTTTCAATGTCAACGTTCCGAGAGGCCAAGTCAACATCGCTGCCGAAGTCGCCTTCCCTGTCCAGAACCCAGGAACCGCGCGGCACACGGAGGCGATTCATGATCCGCTGCGCGACAAGTCCAGGGCCGTTGACGCCTTCAAAATCGCCGCTGGGAGAAAGAACGATATCGCCGTACTGACTGAGAGCAATGTCCCAGGGCAATTCAATCCTCCTCGATGACGAAGTTGGTAGAGCGAATCACACCGAGCGCCTTGGGCAGCCGCCTCGTCCCCATGTGCAGAAGGATGAGGACGGCTTCACCGATTTCCGGGACTTTGACTTTCCCGGTTCCATGACGAGGGACAGTGTTGTTACTCGCGTCCACAATGTAATACTTCACGTCATGGTCAAATGCAATGAGCGGGATCGGTTGGTCGCCAAGCTCCTTGACCCAGATGAGCTTGTTGTCCGTGTCCCGCTTGGTTACGACAGACTGGATCATGCCGGACTTGTTGCGCTGAATTTCGCTTTGCAGAACTTTGTAAATCTGACCCCAATCGTCGGCTGTCAGTGGCATTAGCCAGCACTCCCCGGCCAGAACGCTTTGTCCCTCATTGCCCCGACATAATCCCTGCGGTTGGAAAGTGATGACCTTCGGATTCTCGTTCCGGTGGCATAGGCTTCGATGAATGTATTGTCGCCTTCAAAGACGCCCATATGGCCTGGATTTCCAGGAGAGCCATCCGAGCCAATGAAAAAGACAAGATCGCCAGGCAAGAGGTTTGCCTTGTGGACGTAGACGAGGTTGGCATGGGCATGACCGTGGTTATACATTGCAAATGTCGAACGCCCGCCAAGATGGTTGCCAATACCATGCTTCGACCAACAGTAGGTCGGCAAGCCCGAGCAATCGAATGTATTTGGCCCTTCGGCTGCCCACTGATACCACTTACCAAGCTGGGCACGAATACAAGCCATGATCGTCTGCACGAGTTGATTTCCCTGACCCTTCCCCGTACCTCGCGGCGAGGCAGGGTCAGGAGCCGAAGCTGCCTTTTGCGCCGCCTGCACTCGCGGTAGCCAGGTCTGGTCTACCTGTGTGCGAATGTAACGGCCATAGGCATCCGCCGCAGGCCCGGAGCCTGCATAGCGGGAAACGGCAATGAAAAGATCATCCTTGGAACCAGCAAGCCCTTTTGCCTTGTCGTGCAGGATGTGAGCCCCGACGTAGATATTTGCGCAAGGAGCCCAACGCCCACCTTGGTATTGATCGTGGTCAACATGCGTCGGTGGAATGTTGTTTTTCAATGCGTAGGTGTCCGCCTCAAGCTTGCGGTCGTGATCGGTCACCTGCATTGGGCCAACGCCACGATCCGGATTCCAGGAACGGCCACGAAACGGGTTGTACGGGCTGTGCGGATCGTTGGCGAAGTTCTTTTGGTAGGTAACCCAGTCCTGTCCTGCGCCGGGAGACGTGAGCGAAGGAGGCTTGTGCCATATCTTCCCGCCTGATCCGTCCGCACCGATTTCAGCCTCGTTTTGAAATCCGGTCTCGTGCTTGCAGATCGCCAAGAGCGTAGCCAGGAACAATTGAAAACCAAATTGCCCATGCCAGGCATTCGCGGCCTTGACAAAACAGCCGAACCAATTGCCGGGAACGTCGGGTACGTTCTGAGCCCCGAGCACGTTGTCCGTTCCTGCGGCGGGCTCGTGATCGGGTGAGCGCAGCTTGGGATCGTCGGGCACACGCCTTGTAAGCGCCATGCCACGCTCTCTCAAGCGCACTTCCTGGAAGAGACCTTCCTGCCCGGCAATGTAACGACAGCCGACAACGAAGAAGGTTCCTACGAGCCCCTGTTGCGGGAGATTGACAACCGCATTGTGATTCTGACGAATGAGAAAGCCAGGGTCATGAATGGTCAGCTTGATTTCAATTGCTCCGACCTTGCCCTCAAAGATTTCCTCAAAGGCAAGAAAGCGAGCCTGCTTTTGATTTCTCACATCCGCGTCTTCCAGAATCTTACGCGGCTTTTTGATCCAGTCGCGGATAGAAGGGTCGCGTTGGTGGACAACGAACCCAATTCGCTTTCCCGGATGGCCGACAATCCAGACTTCGCCCACACGGTTTTCGGTTACCTTCCGCCATTCCATTTGCTCCACGTCGATCCAATCCCGGCTCTTGCCTTTGAATTCTCTCGGCCGACCGAAGTAGTAGACCGGGTTGGATTGATAATTCAAATGGTCGGCAACGATCTTGCCGCCGGGCTCGACCCAAATCCACGCCTTACAGAACTTCCGATAGAACCGATACCACTTCTCCCAGTAGGTCTCAGAGCCATCGGTGTAGAAGCGAGCTACCGCCCTGTGCTGTAGCAACTGCAATTGTGCTGCCATCCCCAGCGTCTTTGCTTCCTTTTGAATCAGCTTGTGAATTCGCATGTTCTTGTGCATCTGCGGTAGAGCTTGGGAGTCAACGGCAGGGGCGCTACTGTCCCGGCCAGTAAATTCAATTACCCCTTCCTCGGTCTTGGTAATTGAATCCGCATAGCCCCGATGCAGCGCCAGGATTTTTCCGTCGGTGACGACGTGAAGATCGACCCGAACCTCATTGTCTCGTTTCATTACATCGATCAAGTCGTTGTCCAAGTCCCCCAGTTGCAAGTTCCACGTATCTGCATCGGTATCCATCGCCGAATCGACGTCGAATTGAATTACCCTATCGACAACCACTTGGCGATAACCACGCTTGTCCCACTTGGTTGTCACGTAGGCTTTTGCGTCAATGCCCATTTTTCAAATACGTGTCGCTGATCTGATTGAACCGGATGAATTGTTTGGTCAAGTCTGGGTCTTCCCCGCCGTGCCGAGCCCGATAAGACTTGAGGTAGAGAGTAAATTCATAGGCAATCTGTTGGTAGACCCTTGCCTTCTGCTTCTTGACAACGAGAGGCATGGCATCTCCTCAGTACGCCACCTGAAAGCCGATGGGAAGCTCGACGGTTGGAATCTTGCTTGCTGGAATTGCCTTGGGCAACCCCCAAGCTGCTCCGGATGAAATTGCGTACTTGTTCAAGTCGTAAAGCTTCTTCCACTTGTCAGCATCGCCGTAGACCTTCTTTGCAATTTGCCTCAGCGTTCGGTAGCCCGCCTTTACGGTGAAATAACGGGTACTTGTTGCCCCTCTGCCTTTCGGTTTTGCCTTCTTGTCCCGAGGGTTGGCAGGGGGAGCGGTCGTGTGCGGCTTTTTCAATCGGCGGTTTGCCGTACCCACTTGAATGAAATTGACTTCGTAGGCAATCGTTCCGGATCGGTCGCCTTCCTCATGCGTAAAGCGGTAATTCTCAATGAAGACGAGCAAGGGACGCCAGGCATCGCCGTCTCGGGTAAGCGATGACGGAAGAATGAGTTGAAATCCATCATCGGGAGGAATTTGCCTCAGAGCCGAGCGAAGGTCTTGCATGTTGTCCGCTCCGGTGGAGCCAGGAAAAACACCGGACAATGTAACCCTCGCATCGTCCATGTGCGTGACCTGAACGACGGGAGCATTGTCACCGATGTAATGATGAATTCCCTGCTGCTGCGACCCCGACAAGTCAAAACCTTCCATGCCCAGCGGCCATTCATAATCCTTGCCTTGCGGATGCAAGAGCCTGACGCGCTCAAAGCGTTCCAGCCCGACAATGTAACCGGCATCATCGGCTCCATAGCCGAATACCCCAGCCGGACGCTGAGCTTCGCCAATGCGCTGAACAACTGGCGGGCGGGGTGTCATTTATGCTGACTCCGTTTCTTTGTAGGAGCCGTTACAATTGTCGGTTGGAAGAGTGAAGGGTCACCACCTTTCAATCGCTTTTGCACCGTCCCACCCTGATTCAGCGTATGCCGATCTTTGGCAGTAATTTCAATCTTGAGTGGTTTGTTCCCCCAGTTGACAAGCAAATCCATTGGAATTCTCGTCGTCCCCGCTGCGCTCAATTGGGATCGCGTTGCAACTGCTCTCAATCTCCGCTCTGCGGTCTCGGCAGAGATGTAGCCATGACGCCCAGCCTGAATGATTTGGTATTCACGCAAGCGTGCTTGACCTAGCTCGTGACTGATATAGCCACGTCGCATTGCCTCACGAATTGCGCGCGGGCCTCCCTCAATGGCATGACCGGCACGACCGGCCAACAAGTAATTCAAAAGCGGATGACCATGACGTGTTGGGCCACTCGCTCCTGGAATTGAAAGCAGCGTGCCAACATCAGCCAATGCAACACCCGCAGTTATGCCGCCAATACCAAACAGTCCTCGTCGGCCAAGTGCTCGTGCAACCTCCTCTTCTGGATTGCCCCGAAAGAGTCCCCTGCCGAGACGGAACAAGCGTGAGCCAAGATATCCTCCGCCTATGTCTTTCCCTGCGCGTTCTGCATCACGAATCAAACCGCCACCGCCGCCAGGCCCAGCAAGCGAGTATGAAATTGCAACCCACAATGGATTTGTTGGCGACGAGCCTCGTGCGGTATCTCCCGTCTCCATTGCCTGTGCAGCCGAGAGGAGCGCCCCACCAGCCCCAAAAGCTCTCAGTGGGCTAAAGCGGCCCTGAGTGAACCGATTGAGCGCCAGGAGCCCCAGACCGGCACCGATGCCGCCGCCGATAAGCCCAAGCCGGTGACGATGCCCCGCCGGGCCAAGTGTAAAATCGGTTGCAGCCTGTCCCAAGTTTTTCAATACTGAAAATACCGGCTCGGCCTCGGTAATGATCGAAGTAAAGAAGTTGCGCCAGGCGTTTTGCATGATTGTAATTGTTCGCTGATCCGAGGCACGCTTGACCGCAGCGGTGTACTTGTCTGTATTCTTCCCTGCCTCATCGATCTGCTTGACAAGCTCGTTCCATCCCGCCGCGTTGGGCCTGCCTTGAAAACCTTGCATGAGCACGAAGAATGCACGGCGAGCTTCGGCCCTTCGCAGGAGGTTGGCCAGCAAGACCGCTCCCGGCCCTTTGAGCCCTTCCGTCCCCGTTGCTTCGGGATCGAACTCCTGTCCCGGAGCAAGCGTCTGTGGCTTGCCTTGAATTCCTGCGGCACGGACAGCCGTGAACATACGTTGCAGAATTTGCATTGGCGGCAGAGTCGTAAGCTCCTGTTGACTGAGCCCAATCTGGTCAAAGAACTTCTGCGCTTCCTTCGGTGGCGTTCGCAGGTTGCGGAGTAGCTGCCCGACATGCCGTGAGGTTGTCGCCGCCGTGCCGCCCGAGCGAGAGACGATGGTGAGCATGGCGAGCAACTGCGGCAATGAAACTCCCGCCATCTGCGCACCGGCAAATGCCTGTGGAGTGAACTGCGCAAAGTTCTCGCCACGGAATTGCATTGACAATTGAATGAACCTGAAAATCTCGCTTGCGACGTTCTTTGCATTCTTGGCTGGAATACCAAATGCGCCCATTGTTGAAATGAGCGCCGTTCCGGTTTGATTCACGTCTTGAGCCCCGGTAACAAGCGCAAGCTGCGAGAACGTTCTTGCAATACTCGACGCTTGGCTAGGCGAGATATTCTGCAACGACGAGTAAATCGTATTGATTGAATTTGCAATGTCTTCCGCCGGTTGCCCGATGTCGGTTGAAATCCGTAAGATGTCGTCCCGCATCCGATTGAGTGAGTCCGTGGGGAGCGGCTGCCCTTGCATCGTGGTTCCAATTGCCGCGAGAGTGCCCAACTGATCCTGCAACGCTTTGAGGTTTTGAATTGCCCCCATGAAACCGTAGACAGCAAACCCGGAAATGAAATAACGGATGGTCGTACCCAGCGAGCGAATTTGATTGTTGAGGAGCCCGCTCTGGCGAGTGTTCCTGTCCATTTGCCGCTCTTGGCCCATGAGAGCCGACGAGAGGCCAAGGATGTCGGCACGGACACGCGAAGCTCCGCGAGATATCCAGTTGATAACTACGTCACGAGTTGCCATTACTGCTTATTTCATCTCCCGGTCTGTAAATCTTGTCTTCAATTTCCGGTGGCAGGTTTCGCAATTCAACTGGACGGCCTACGGGCTGACCGCAGACTTCGCACTTTGGCTGTCGCCACTCCCGAAGGCATTGGACATGAATTCGTCGTTCTCGCTCGTCAAGATCGACATGCTGGTTGAGGATGATCCAAGTGAGTTGGCCGTCAGTAAGTTTGGCAAAATTGAGCGTAGAAACCGCATTAGCGCGTACCATTGAATCCCAGATAGCTCGCTCATGCGTATTTCGCTCAAGACTTTTTTTATTTCATTGAATTCCTCTTCCGGGATTTGCTCGATGGCCGGGGACTGTGTATTGACCATCTCCAAATACAAGTCCCAGGCGTTGTTGATGTCAGCCACTTCCAAGGTGGACTGCAATTCATTGGCGCTTTCAAATACACGCTTTTCCAGATTCTCCACTTCCCGAATGGCAAGAGCGAGAAGTTCACTTCTCTGCCATTCCTCCAAGGCTGTGAGCCCTGCCTGGCTCTCTGGGAAGTCTTTGGCAGCCGCCTTCTGCAAGGTAAGCATGTACTCGCTTTCCAGGAGCGGCACGAGCGCAATGCGAACCTCAGGATCGCTGGGCAGGGGCATGACTTCGCATGTCGCCTGCCCGAGCCTCATCTTGTCGAGCCTTCGTTCTTTGATTCGTTGCAGGGTTGTGGACTCAGCCATTTACTTTTCCTCCGCCATTGGTTTCGATATGCTGCCGTCGGTTTTCAAGTTCGGTAATCAACGTCGCCCGATCCTTGTGCATGGAATAGGATTCCGGGAGACAGTAGATCGGGGCTTTGCAATTGCCGCATGTCCCGAGAATGAAAAGCTCACTGAGCCTTCCGGTACCGCTTTCGTCTTCGGTTGTAATCTCGGGATCGAACTTGCCGCAGTTGGGACAGACCGGAGCCCCGATCCTTTGCACTTCTAGCTCAACGGGCTCAATCGGCTTGGCCATCTCCTCGATGGCAGCCGTTTGTTTTTCAAGCGCATGTGTAATGCGCTCTCCTATTTCAAGGAGACGCCTGTACTCTCCCCGCTCCATGTTTACTTCGGTGTGTAACCAGGAACGGAGATATCGCAGCTAAGCGTTACCTCGGTGAGCGTTGAGCGAACGTTGAGCCGAGACCAATTGCAACCGCTGTAGACGACGATGCGCTCTCCGCGATGACAGGTCACTTCAAAGTCTCGCGTGTTGCGCAACTTCACTTCGTCGTTCATTCCCTTGGCGACTCCCGACTTGGTGAGAATGGCCGAGAATGAAATCGTGAACTCATCCGCATTGCGGATCGTCCTGAGCACCGGGCCGTCCGTGCCGAATGCACCGCGCCAGGTGATTTCCTGCCGGTACTCCTCCTCCATGTCCTGAGTCGCAACGAAGTCCTCACCGGCAATGAGGATTCCCAGGTCGGGAGCCGAGATGCCTTCAAGCCACTGTGGCGACAATTTGAAAACCTCCTTTCTACGCCGCGATGGTCAGGTTGCCAGCGACCAGGATGGTTTGAATTCCACGAACGACCATTCCCTCGTAGCCGACGATGACTTGCCGCTGATCCGACGAGGGAACGACAGAGACCTTGTAACCGAGATTTCCGTCCGGCTGCATGACCGGCTGTACCCACTCCGAGCGGTCGGTGAGAATCTTGGAAACACCGGCTTGGAGCATCGCCCGAGACAGCGGTGTATTTCCTCGTCGCAGGAAATTGTTGTCGTAGCAGTATTCGCGCACGTCCACGAATACCTGATCGATGATAACGCGGGTCATGAGCGCATCGAACGTCGTATCCGTCGTCCAGGTCGTGCGAAGGTGGGTTGTCGAGACACCACCGTTGCGGCCGTTCTGCACCGGGCTCACGCCGCCTTGCAGCAAGTCCTCAAAGTCATTCACAAGTGAAGACGAAACGACCTTCTCCCGGAAGATGGGGAACCCGTTGCTGTCCTTTTCAATGAACGTCATCGGCGGAACGAGCGCCAAGTCAAGATCGTCGGACGGGTCGAAGTTGGACGAGACGAGAGCGGCAACCTTCGCCGCCACGTAGCGGCCGGATTGCAAGACGCCGTACTCGTCGTAGGCTCCCGGAGCGACCAAGACCATGCGCTTGTGTTGAATTGCCTGAGCCGCCGTGATGAGCGCGGCCTTGAGCGTTCCCGATGCCATGCCCACGATGCCAAACTGCTTGTTGGACATGAGATTTGCATTGTCGCAGGAGACGCCCATTGCGACATGATCCGAATTCAAAACCGAGTCGGTCATTCGGATGCGGATGTAGTCTTTGTTTTCAAGCTCGGCCCATGCCGCCTGTCGCTGCACGAGCGTCGGGGTCGAGCCCTTGTTTGAAATGATTGCGTACACCGGATACACGCCGCCGTCGAGCAGGGTCTTGACGAGAGTTGCGAGGTTGGAGACCGGCCCGAAATACCCATCCGCCTCGGACGGTCTTGAAATCGTGTAGAGCACGCCAACCGATCCCGTACCGGCTGCGTCGGCCTGACCTTCGACGCCAACAGGCAACGCCATCTGCTGCGAGAACTTCCCTGCCAGTGTCGAGCCATCCGCTACTTCCGGATACAATTGCGTACTGGAAACTGGACTCACCGTACCTCCTCTCAGCCCTTCGTTGTCTGACTGTCGATGTGGAACGTCGGGTCTTGAATTATCGTGTCGATGCCGGTATACGGCCCAAACGTCCTACGCACGTAAGCTCGGATTACAAGCTCACCGCCAACGACTCTGAAAACCGGAATATCATTGATGTGATCTGGTAAGAACCTCCCTCCGGAGAAGGAACGGATTTCAAGCCCTCCTGACGCTTCCTGGAACGTCTGGTACGCCGAAGCTCCGGAAAACAGCGAATTGAGTGCCTGGTAGGCCACCATTCGGCTTGTAACGCCTCCGGACTGATAAGACGACCAAATCCCCACGTCGAAGTTGACGACCTTGCACATCGCCTCTGAGTACGTCGTAGAATAAGGAGTTGTATTCCCATCCCCCTCGATGTCCTCTTGGACGATATTCTGACCGAATCCAAAAGGAACGTCGGTGATGTCGTCAATTTCAAAATGGATGATCGTCTTGGTAAGCTCGGACGGAAACGCTTTCATTGCTGGATCGGGATAGCCCATAACGATGTCGAAGGCATCGAGCCCGTTCCCGTTTCCCAAAGCTTCGATCCCGGCCGTCGCATACTCTTTCAATGCGCGGAACATCGTTAGGAGCCATTGATCGACTTCGGGATTGTAAACTGTCACGCGAGTCGAACCTTCTCCCCGTTGACAATTTCAAATACCGGAATGTTGGGATTGAATCGTATGGCTCGCTCAAGGGCATAACTCCTGTTTTCATACCCCTGGTTGGAGCCAAACAGGTATTCATCGTTCCGGGCGTAGCGGCCCCAATCAAACTTGCCATCTTCGCGGGTATCGAGGATGACGTACTCAGTCAACTCGGGAGTCACCGCTTCTTCCTCCTCCGGCTTTTCTTGCCAGTTGAAAAGTGCTTGCCCTTGGAGTAGATTGAATTTGCCTTTGCCGCCATTGACTTCCCACGGCCATACCTGTTTGCTTTGCCGTAGAAAACAGAACGACCTTTCTTTTTCCCGTACCGCTTTTGCATTGCTCGCAGAGCCTTGTTCGATCCTTTTGAATACGCGGATCGCGGCATTAGCCCGGCCCTCCAAAGTAGCGCGTTGCCGTCCTTGAGTATTGACCTTCTGCTCG